AGGACTCTTTTTATCCAGATCAATTAAGAAACCTAATTTTTCTTCACTTAGAAGACCGTTATTGTCTAACATCTTCAGAATTTTTAGGCTAGGTTTCAAACCAGCCATCTTTTTGTTGTAATTAGCACCCATTTGCATCAGTGAGATAGCATCATCCACTGTATCCACCGTAACATCCCTCCCATTAGCTTTAAAGGGTTGTAGTAGGCGCTTGTATTCGGCTTCATAGTTTATGCTCTTAGAATCGGTCTCAGGAGCCTCTTTTTCCTCTATATCTTTTTCAACAGGCTTTTCTGCCGCTTCTACTGGTTCAGGTATCTTATCAGCTACTTCTTCGGGCTCTTCGGCTTCGCCGGAGCCCTCAGCAGGTTCTTCAACTTTTTCGTCAGCAGCAGCAACTTCTACAACAGCTTCTTCTGCAACTACATCTTCAACTGCTACTTCCTCAGGAGCAACTACTTCCTCCTGTGGAGGTGGCGACGCTAGAAATTCTTCATCTGTCATTTGAAGAGGGGAAATTACTTCTTCAACCTTTTCTTCTTTAGTATCAGCCATTATTCATTCCCCTGTTCAGTATAAAGTTCAGCCAAACTAGCTGCATCATCTTCTAAGGTTTTACTAGCCATAGTTGCTTTAGCAAGTAGAGTATTTAGATAATTACTAAAACAACCAATTGCGTCAATTTGTAATATGAGAGCACGTTGGTCATCTACTGATTGCATACTTGGGGCAGATTTAAGATGAACTAAGCGGATTGCTTCTTCTTCAAAGTATCCTTTTAAAACCATACTCTTAAAGTCTCTATTTGACTTAAGTCGGGCAAGTGAGGTAACAACATCAGCAACACTTTTTGCACTAGCTATACTACGCTCAGTTGCTTCGATTCTCTCACTTCTTTCCAATCTCTCGATTGCATCATACGATTCATTTATTGTCATTTATCTACCATTGTTTTAAAAAAAGTTAATAGATTGTCCGTAACTACCGTAACTATATACCAGTTTTATCCTCTATTAGTCAAATATTGTTGTAATAAGTTTGTATCTTGTTTTGCTTCTTCTTTTTCTAATCCAAGCTCATGGTCAAGTAATTTTAACTTTTCCTGTGCTTTTGCTTGTGCACCATGACGTTCTAAGTCACGTTCTTGTGTAACACCCAATTCCTGTTCTACATAGTTAAGGTTACGTTGGTCAGTATCTGCTGAAAGATTAGCGCCTTTAACAGACTCAGTATTGGTCTTAGCTTGTGCTAGCCCAGCATCTACCATGATCTTTTGTGTTTTAGCTTGCATTTCAGCAATCTCAGCTTCTAATTTAGCAACTTCTAGCTGTTGTACTTTTTGAGCAACAGGATCAGGCTCAGGTTTATATGTTGTAATACGTTGTGCTAAATCAGGCATCTTACGTAATTTAGCAATATCCCCTAAGATCATCTTAGTCATTTCTGGGTCCATAGTGGGTCCAGTAGTCTGAAGCATAAAGGCTAGCTGTTCAGCTTTATTATTATCTTCTTCTGCAGTGGATATAGATAATGTTAAGTCGAATTTACCGGCAAGGTCATCTCTACGAATAGTCACAAATTCTTTATTAGTGACTCGGACAACCTCTTCATCTGATAGGAACTCTGCATTCATACTAATAAGCTTACGACCTATCTTTACTATACCGCTGGAAAGTCTGCGAAGTATTCCAAGCTCCCGTTTAGAAGCTGCATCCAAAGCTCCACGTATGCCTGCGGCTACGTCACCTAATACAGCACCTGAAACACCTTGGGACCAAGATTTTACACCGGTCATAGATTCAGCTTCCATACTTTGTAGCTGCAACATAAATTGTGCAGATGCTGGGATCTCTGGATAAGTATGCATAAACACGCCTTGGCGTGGATCTACATTAGCATTAAACTCATAGTCTCTACCTTGATCAAACTTACGTCGATTAGTTGTATCCAACATATCTTTACGTATCCCGGTCTGCCCATTCGCAGATTTACCCATGATATCTATCATCCCACGAGTTACTGCGCCAATAACCTTTTGATTATCTTCTAGCAATGAACCATCTGGTTCACCGTAGTTACTTTTACGTACAGGTAGGTAATGTTCAATAACAAATGGTAATGCCCCATCTGGAAAAGGGACCTCTTCCATACGAATCATCACATCACCAACCCATTCAGCTACAAATGCTGTGACAAGACCACTACCATCTACATCTCGTTTACCCCAATACTGATGTACTACAAATTTCTTACGTGCTTCATCAGTAAAGTTGAAGTTATCTTCGTCCTCTCTAGGAGTATGGTCTGGAGTTGATAAGATTGAATTATTATCAATACTAATCTTGTCTATATTCTGATATTTTTTACCATCCTTATTAAGTGCAGACTTACTTGTTTCATAAGTTTTTATGAGGAAGCCCGCTTTTTCGATATCCCCATTAGCAGTAGGATCGATCATTACATTACGAAAATCACATACTTCTAAGGTTGGTTTATTACTTAGGATGCGAGTTTTCTCTTCCTTACGTACTTCACCAGTAAATATAGGCACAATCGGGCGACCTTCTTGCATTGTTAACTCATGCGCCTCTTTTAATTCCTCTGGCACATCGGTAGCATACTGACTAGGAGATTCTTGCATTAACTGATGTATATGCTCATGTAGTGGAGCTTGCGCCTCATCTACTTGAAACTCAATTACAGGTACATCTTCTTCGTAGGTTTCCTCAGCGAATTCCCAACCAACTTGAACAATGACTGTGCCCTCATCTACTGCAGTGCGTATATACTCGTCAATAAATCTAGTTTTATCAATTTTAGTATTTAATTGGTAGTTTAATACTAGTTCATTCTGCTGAGCTGCATCACGATCTTCCCAGGTTACTGGTCGCACATTAAATACATCATCAGTAGATAGGAAAGGTTCACTTAGAGAAGCATATCGCCATTCTGCTTGCTTACGTATAAGTTTTGGCTGTATTGCGGATTGCCCAGCTATTGTTTTTATAGCCGCTGTGCCAGTAATATTTAGATTATCTAACCATACACCGATCTTATCTACTTGAGCATCATGGATTGTCTTAGCAATTAGTCGATCTGCTTTCATTTCCTCAATAGTAGGTGGCGTAGTCCATCCTTCAGGAGCAGTAATACCAATAGATTTCTTAATGCCTGTCTCTACTGTCTTTTGATTTTTTTCAGCCATTACTTCCAACCCCCATCCCTAAATCGCGCATTCTTAGTAGTATTCTCAACTTGCGGGTTTAGATTAGTTAATAATTGCGAAGCCATCTCGTATTTTTGCATATAATTATTACTTGCTAGTCCCTCAAACTGCCCTGTTCCAGTATTAGCAAGCATTCTAGAAGCTACAAAGTATATTAAAGGTTCTATATACGTATATGGTATTTCCAACTCCAATTCATCAGGATCTAGGTCAGCATCCTTCTCCTGGAGTTTAGGGTGATTAGCACGATAGACTAAATCCAATGATGTAGCCTTCAGAGCGGTTGGTAAAGTAGTGCTATTATCAACTATAGCAATGGGAACCACCAAGACTTTGGGACTTGTAGTAAAACAACTATATATATCTATCTCATTATTAAGACTTAACTCTTCTTTTAGAGCAGAGTCAGTAAAAATACGTTCTATTCTATTAATATCCTCGCCTACAACTGTATAAGTATATGTTCCTGTTACTAAAGGGACATTGACTCGCCCTTCTTTTAATGGGAATCGTTTATATATTGCAGCTAGTGCCATATTGACATGTGGGATCACCCGTTCACGATTAGATACGCTGATAACACCAGCTTCATTACCACCAATACTTAACTGGGAAAGTTCACCATAAGTAAGCTGGTCAAAGACTTCTTGTAATTTCATAATTTTACCTTACACAATATAAGAAGATATGCGATCAGTATCTTTAACATCAACGTCCACATGCCACATGTTGTCATCCTTACCAGAACTAACTATGGGAGCTTCCTCTGAAGGCTTCCAAGGCATAAGGGAGCTTAACATAGATATTGTATCTAGGAAGTCATCATTCTTGCTACG